TCAAAGGTAGCCGTGCGCAAGACGCGTTCAAGAATTTATCTGCGCCATTACGCGAGCAGATAATCTCTGGTACACATCCCGAATGTTGGGAAGAAATGTGGGCGGGAGTAGATTCGTGAGCACCATATATCTGACTACATCGTGTATGAAGTGTGGCAGTCTGATAGAAATCCGGCAGACGGATTGGTCTACTAGCAGTGCCTACTGTTATCCTTGTGCAGCAGTCAAGTTCTATTCACACGAGGAGAATACAAATGACAGAGGAAACCAAGAAGACCAAGACTAATATCTTTACACGTGCTCAAGGCAAAGCAAAAACTAGATTGGTACAAGTCCATAAGGATGAATACCGCACTTATTATCAAGAGGAAGTTCAGAAACTAAAGGAGACTACTAATGGAGATGCCGGAGTTTGATGTCTTTGCAAACATCCAATGGACAATGCGAGTTGGTGCTCCAACCTGGGAGCAAGCCAATGAGTTAGCCAGAGAGATAGTAAACAAACTGCTATCAGATGTGCGCTATCAAGAAATCAGTGATGAGTCTATTGACATTGAAGTAACTGCCAGATAAGGAGATTACTACTAATGAATGGCGAGGTACCAATTGAAGTCTATGCACTCAACCCGCTACAGTCCTGGCTTCTCATTGCAGGATTATTTTATCTCGGATGGAGGCTTGTTCGATGGTTCAGTTCAGGAGAATCGGAGCAGTAGTAATGGCTTGGTATCTGGCATTCTGGTCTCAGATATTTGGTTATCCAAGCGAGAGTTACGCAGCAGCAGTAGCTACGTATATGAAAGACGAACGGTTACGCGAAGCGTTACCTATCGTATGGGACAAGCCACTGTCCAAGTCTTATACGAGACTATTGATGAAGACTTTCTATCCGGAGTGGAAGCGCAGCGAATTCAAAGCAGTAGCAAAATTATGGGGCAAAGAGTCAGCGTGGAATCCAAAGGCAAAGAACCCTACGAGTTCAGCGTTCGGTATTCCACAGTTACTCAATCTTCCAGAGGACACGCCAGCCCCGCTCCAAATCGAGCGGGGGCTGGCTTATATCCAACACCGCTACGGCAAACCATCGGTGGCGTGGAACCATTGGAGGAAAAATAAATGGTATTGACATTCGAAGAATGGTCTGAGTTACAAAGACTCAAAGACCAGGAACTAGAAGTCTGGTCACAGCTCAGCAAGTGGGCAGTGGACAGATGTAATACCTATGATAACTACTACAAAGGAGACAGCAATGGCACGTGGAAAAGGGAGCATCAATGTCAAACTCCCAGTCAAGAAGGTAATCAAGTCGCTTGAGTTAGCCCTTGTCAATCTCGAGAAAGATTGGCAAGACCAGCAAAAGAAAGAGGCTAAGTTCAGGAAGCTAGAAAAAGAATTCAATACAAAGGTAGCAGCAATAGCAATCCGCAATGTATTGAAGTCAGATGATTTACACGCAACAGTACGTTGGGAAAAAGTTTGTGTCAACTTTACTGTTGCAACTAACAAGTTAGAGTTACCGCCAGAACCAGAGCGTGACTTCAAGACTATTGGTGACTATGATTACGAGCAACAGAAGGAAGAGATTTCCAATGCTATTCGTATCCTGAAGATGACTGATGAAGAAACCGTCAGTACATCTACATATAATGCAATCAGCAAGTACCTATAAGGAGACAAACAATGACACAGATACAACAACTAAGAGAAGAAGTAGAAGAGAAGATGAATGCAGTTACATATAATTGGAAGGATACTGCTACTAATCTTCGTCTTATTGATGAGGCACGAGCAATCATCGAGGACAACCTTGATTTGCCAGCCAAGCACATAGCAGAAATTGCTATTGCCTGCCGTGAGTATGTCCAGATTCGTGACTTCTTTATGGGAGTTGGCTATGTCGAAAAGCCCAAGAACAATGTAATGCTCTATCTTGCAAAGCTCACCGAAGCATTGGATGTTTACAATTCAGTGCCAGCACTCACAGTTTTGTCAGCCTATCTTTATGAGGATAACAAGATTGAAGAGTCTAAGATTATGCTAGACATTGCACTCAAGGCAGACCCAGAGTACAACCTAGCTAAGTTATTGCTCCGTGTACATAATGCAGGATGGCATCCATCTCTTTTTGTAGATATGGCTAAAGGTTCGCACGCCAATGTACTCAAAATTATTGAGAGGGAATATGACAACCTTGACTAATCTCGAAGCGGTTCCAACTAAGCATCATTCCAACTGGTTGCGGGCAGGCACGGCAGTGACTGCAACTTCAGCCAGTGAAGTGGCTAGTCAGGCTGGTCTTGATTGGACAGTATCTCTTCATACTCTAAGCGCTTCTTATCAGGTGCCAGGTAATGATGAGGCTACTAGCATTCCAGTTGAGAACAAGTTTGGTGTAGTCAAGACGACACCATTTGGTGACACCAAGGCTATTGGTGTAGTTGGTGGGCGCTATCAAGTCTTTCAGAATGCTGAGGTGTTTTCGGCACTAGATAATCTGATTGACTCTAGCGAAGCTCGCTACGCAGCAGCCGGTGAGTATGACAATGGTGCAAAGGTATGGATGTTGCTCTCCCTTCCAATGGATGTGACAGTAGCAGGCGACCCGCACGCTGCGTTTATCCTTGCCAAGACTAGCCACGATGGCAGCAGTTCAGTTGTCATCAAGCCAATCATTGAGCGACTGCGTTGTAGTAACCAGATAAATAAAATCTATCGGAAGCACAATGCTTTCACCTATACCCTGCGTCACAGCACGGGTTCAGTACTAGACCAGTCAGAGATACGCCGTATCCTTGACCTATCGTACGACAATACCCAGCACTATATAACTCTAGGTAATAAACTTATTAGCAAGGAAGTCAGTCGTGCGCAAGCAACTGCTTACTTCAAGAAGGTATTTCCATTACCTAGTTCCATCGAAAACGTCCCAGTTTCTCTGCTTTCTACAGGTGAGAAGCGAGCCTTGACTCGTGCTACTCAGGCACGTAACTTGGCACGCCTTATCTATGAGAACACAGAAATAAATGACAACATCTATGGCACAGAGTTTGGCTTGTGGCAAAGCATCGTTGAGTACGCAGACCACGGGGGCAAGAAGAACTCCGCAGTCCGCGCTATCAGTGGTGCTAGCGACGGACTGAAACTCAGAGCTTTGGAGTTATTGAATGTTGGATAAATCCTTTCTCAATGAGCTAGATTTTTACACAATCGGTCAGATTAGGGAGGCACTTGCCTATCGTTTGTTTGACGATTGGGTAAATAATTTCGATGGCGATAACTTTGAGTTGGATTATGCGATGGCTTCAAACGTTAGGGACCAGCGCATTAGGGCTACGTTCAATCAGTTCTATCAACTCAAACCAACAGATGAACACTACCTACCAGAAGGAGACAGCAATGGAACTAATCTATAAAGATGTAAAGTACACAGAGGATATGCTTATCACCGCCCTAAAAACTAGGGATGATTTTGATGGGCTGAATCAAGTCCTATCCAAGCGTGTGCGTAATCAAGACGATGAACTTGCCACTATCCGTGGTGAGGTCTTCGACTTCTTCAATGATGCCTTTACGCCAGGTGATGATGAGCTAACCTTTAGCATAGAACAAATCAACACACTGCTTGAGTCTATTAGTTGCAACAAACTCAAGTCTTTGTTTATGGTCAGAGCTACCATTGATGTCACCATCAGTGGCGTTGAAGCAGAAGACTCAGAAGCAGCAGAGGCTGAGGTTCAAGACCAACTCACCGCTGACTGGGGTTCAGCCGATGGGCGTATTGAGGAATACACCATCGACATCCGCAAGGTAGACGCCGAGTAAAGGCTTCCAAATAGTATTAGCTTGCCTCTCTTTCTGATACTATTTGGAGCGAGACACCGCCTGGGATTTGTGTCTCCTTTTCTCAGGCGGTTCTCATAACTAAGGAGAACAATGACAAACAAAGTAGAAATCCAGCGCGACAGATATGGTCGTCCGCTAGTAGTCCCGCCACGTGGCAAGAAGCCAGTGGCATACACACGTGCCACAACTATTGCCAACTCGCTTGATGACCCGCAAGCATTGACTGCTTGGAAGATGAGGATGGCAGCGCTTGGACTTACTGCTCGTCCAGATTTATTGCTGGCAATTAGCGCAGCACAAGATGACAAGATGGCTATCAATGCTTACATTGAACAAGCTATGGAAGTTGCTGGCGCTAAGAGCGCAGCCAATATTGGCACAGCACTTCACGCACTTACAGAGAAACTAGATTTGGGAGAAGACTTAGGTGTTGTCCCAGACCAATGGTTGCCAGACATTCGTGCATATGAGTCTGCTACTAGTGGATTAGAAAAACTAAACATAGAACAGTTCTGTGTGCTAGACAAATATAAAATTGCTGGCACACCAGACAGAATAGTTCGCTATAAGGGTGAGCTATTCATTGCTGATATAAAGACTGGTCGAATAGACCACCCTAATAACATAGCAATACAGTTAGCCATCTATGCCCACGGCTTGCCGTATGACATCGCTACGGCAACCCGTGGCGTATGGGGAGATGTAAACCAAGAGAAAGCAATCATTATTCACCTACCTGCGGGAACAGGTATGTGTCGTCTACACTTCATAGACATTGATGAGGGTTGGAAGGGTTTACAATTTGCTATGAAAGTCAGAAAGTGGCGAGACAAAAAGGGTCTAACCACAACAATAGAAGGAGATATGTGAGTCACAGCGAAGCACCTATCAGTATCACAGTCAAGTCACCAGCAGGTAGCTTGATTACAGTCCGCGCCGAATCAGGCGAACAACTAGATGCACTCGTAGCAGAGGCATATAGCGCAATCTCATCAGCCGTGAACGAACTCGAATCAAACATTCGAGGAACTACATCGGCTCCATTGTCACCAGCTCAGGTTGCGTCAGCATTGGGCGGTAACATCGTTAGCAATGATGATGCAGGTTGGTCTACACCACCAACAACATCAGCAACAATCGGTGGCAAGGCTTGCCCACACGGCAGGATGACAGCCATCCAAGGCACAGGTAAGGACGGTAAGTTGTACCGTGGTTACTTCTGCGCAGCACAGAAGGGTGCTCTTGACAAGTGCAAGAATGTTTATGTACGAGTCGGAACTCCAGAGTGGAACACATTCGTACCTGACCAGGTGAAATGAAAACACTTAGACGTAGCATCAATAAAGCAGAGGTGGGGGGAGAACCATTGCCCCCCGCCTTTGCGGCATTTGAGCGGGCAGGAATTATCCTGCGTCGTGCCGAGGTAACGGTTATTGCTGGCACTCCTGGTGCTGGTAAGTCATCCATTGCTCTGGCAATTGCCGCAAGGACGAAGCATCCAACGCTTTACTTCTCTGCTGATACCAACGCACACACGATGGCTATGAGACTTATCTCTATGGCTAGTCGTATTACTCAGCAACAAGCAGAGTTACTGCTCAAGCGAGAGCCAGACCGAGCCAATGAAGTGTTGAATATCAACAATCATTTGTTCTGGTCGTTCGAGTCTACGCCCACACTCAAGGACTTAGACGATGAGGTGTCCGCATTCGAGACAGTATGGGGCAGGAGTCCCACTCTAATTGTTGTTGACAACCTGATGGATATAGCAATGGATGGACACGGAGAGTTCGAAGGTATGCGTGCTGCTATGAAGGAGCTGAAGTATCTCGCCAGAGATACGAATGCTGCGGTATTGGTATTGCACCACACCAAAGAAGGCTTCGAAGGTTATCCTTGCCAGCCACGGTCAGCCATTCAGGGTCTGGTCAACCAGATTCCAGCAATGGTTCTTACCATTGGTCAGATGAAACAGGGCGATGATACTTACCTGTGTGTAGCCCCAGTCAAGAACAGATATGGCAGGGCAGACCATACCGGTAACAACTATGTCACGCTCTCGTTCAACCCTGACTCAATGTTTTTAGATGATGTTCAAATCAAATATACACAGGAGGCTATGTATGGAGACTAAGATTTGGGAAATTACTTACAGCAAAGAAGATGTAGAAAACTATTTTGGTAAACCAATAACAGATGGCGAGTGGAACATTATTGTTGATGAGTTGTATAACAATGATGCATTATATGAAGATACAAATAGTGCTGTTATGGGAATTGTGGGTAACATACTAAAGTGAGTAGCGCAGCCAAACGCAAGGGCAGTCAAGCCGAGCGAGATGTTGTTGCTTGGCTCAAGGCTAATGGCTACCAGTATGCAGACCGCAGGGTAGCCGGAGCCACCCTCGACAAGGGTGACATTAGCGGTGTTCTAGGCGTAACCATTGAGGTCAAGAACCACAAACGAATGGACTTGGCAGGATGGGTTGGTGAGTTAGAAGTCGAGATGACGAATGACAATGCCTGGACGGGTACGGTTATTCACAAGCGTCACGGCAAATCAGATGTTGATGAGTGGTACTGCACGATGCCAGCCAAAGTTTGGCTTGCACTTATAAGAAAGGCTATGGGTGGAGAAGCACAGCATTAGTGCCTATCTGCAATATATAGGCGCCACCGTTCCAACCGGCAACGGGTGGCGCAAAATGAAATGCCCGTTTCACCACGATACACACGCATCAGCTGGAGTAAATGAAGAGCGTTGCTACTTCAAGTGCTTTGGTTGTGAAGTATCTGGGGATGTATACGATTTGATTATTCATAAAGAGGGAGGTGATTATCGTGAGGCTGTCAAACTCGCAGAGACAATTTCTCCTACAGGCAGCGACAGAGTACGCTTCGCAAATAAGAATGGCAGAAAGCTATCTGGCAAGTCGCGGTCTGTCGGTAGAAGAAGCGCAGCAGTTCCATCTGGGGGTAGTAACTTCTCCCTTACCAGGTCACGAAAGCTACGCGGGTAGGTTGTCCATTCCATATGTAACGCCGTCAGGCGTGACCGATATTCGGTTCAGGTCTTTGGATAGTTCAGAGCCTAAGTATATGGGTGTACCTGGTGCTAAGACTACGATGTATAACGCACAAGCTGTGCTCACAGCACAGGATTATATCTGTGTTACCGAGGGGGAAATTGACTGCATTACAGTTGTGGTCAAGACCGGACACCCAGCAGTCGGTATTCCTGGCACGCAAAACTGGAAGCCATTCTATAGCAAGATACTAGATGACTTCGAGACTGTAGTAATACTGGCAGATGGTGACAATCCAGGGCTAGAGTTCGGCAAAAAAGTAAGCCGAGAACTAGGCAATGTAAACATTATTCAGATGCCAGAAGGACACGATGTAAATAGCATTGTGATGAGAGAAGGAAGAGAGTGGCTTGATGAGCGAATCAAACGAGTCATATGACCAAGAAGATATTTGGGAGTTTGTAAAAGCTAACCCACGTCTTGTTGGCATTGCCGTTTCAGAAGAAAAGAATCTAGATTTATTGACAGCTTTGATGGATGTTCACCTAGCCTTGACCAGCAACAGGGTTCAAGAGGCTACATATATGCTGACTATGATAGCTAGCGTATTGGTTGCGACAGCAACGGGAACAGCCGATGAGATTGTCAATGAGATAATTATTCAAGAGTCAATGGAAACCTTTGACCAGTCCGTAAAGGAGATACTAAATGAAAGATAGTAAGCATCTTGATGCAATCCTCAAAGACCTCAACAATGTAATGATTCGTAAGCACGAAGATTATGGTCCATACAATATAGCCCACGCCCCTGGCGGTGCTATGAATGGGTTACTGGTGCGTATGCACGACAAGATGGAGCGGTTGCAGCACCTCTATTATAATAGAAAAGGCGACACGCCGAACTATGAATCAGTCGAGGACACCCTAATGGACCTAGCAAACTATGCCATAATAGGACTAATGGTACAAAGAGGTCAATGGGAAGGAACTGATGGAGCAGTCGTATCTAAGTGAGTACGACACTTTAGTCGCGTCCTTAGCCATTGAATACCACCGTAGGTATCAAATGGTTGAAGCCTTAGACATTCAACAAATGCTGTGGTTGTGGTTTGTTACCCATCCAAATAAGTATTCTGAATGGTCTGCACTTGAGCAAAAAGATAAAGATAAACTTATAGCTAAGTCGCTGCGTAATGCAGCAATATCTTTCTGCGAAAAAGAAAAAGCTAAGGTCTCTGGCTACGAGATTCTAGACCTCTACTACTACGACTCATCTGTCGTAGAGGCTTTCCTTCCCTCTATTATTTCAGAGTCATACGAGATTCCTCAAAAGATAAAAGACTTGAACTTCAAGTTCAGCAAAGGGGAAACCAATGACGGCAACAACTGGTTAGTATTACGGTCAGATATAGCAGCAGCATTTTACAAGTTGTCCGAAGCCAAGCAAAATGTATTGAGAATTAGATTCTCAGCTGACAATCAAGAATGGTCGGCTCTCGCTGGGGAACTCAAGACCACAGCAGATGGCGCCAGAATGAAGGTGCAGCGAGCTATCAATTCTCTTATCAAGAATCTTGGTGGATTCAGACCATACTATGACAACGATGGTCCTACAGAAAAAGCCGACGACATAGATGCCTAGAGATATTAGAGACCTGCTGCATACCCAGGACTACACACAAGCAATGGATTTACGAGGCACTCCTATTGGAGACCAGTGTGTCTGTGGCTGTGAAGTATTTATTATGTTAGGTGCATTCACTAAGGGTGAGCTAACATTCTATTTCTTAGACGCTGAGTGTGCAGGATGTGGGTCTTTAGTTACTCTATCTACCCCAATGGATTATGAGGAAGACTGTGAATAGCTTCAACAATCCAGCCAATTGTGCTGGTACAGATACAGAAGATTGGTTTACAGACAAGAAAGCTTATGACAATAAGGATACGCTTAGAAGAATCTGTGGTGCTTGTATGGCAAAAGATGAATGCCTACAGTATGCGCTTGAATATAATGTGATAGGATATTGGGCAGGAACTTCAGAGAAAGAGAGACGGGATATGCGTAGGAAGCTGAACATAATTCCTAAACCCATTCTCATTTCAGAGTGGGAAATGGCTAAATACTATGCCTAAGTTTTCTGACTTCGACCTAGATTTTGCCACCGGAAAGGCAGGGGAAGAACTCGTCAACGAGTTGCTGACCGGTGGCAAAACCGTTGAAGTCAAGACAGACATCAAATGGAAGAACACAGGTAATCTTTATATCGAAACTATCTGTTGGTATAACTCAAGTAGTGAGTGGCTACCATCTGGTATCTCAGTTACCAAGGCAGACTATTGGGGATTTGTACTAGAAGGTACAGTTCTCTTGGTTCAAACAGAATATGTGCGGATAGCTATTGCCCAGTATGGGCACCCTATCAACTGCAATATTCCTCCGAACCCCAGCAAGGGCTACCTCATCAAGCCTGAACATATACTAAACGTGGTCAAGGAGCAGACCAAGGCGGTATAGCAGGGGACAACTAAATAAAAAAAACCCCCCAGCCTGTAGGTTTACTCCAAGTCGGGGGGTTTCGCCCTTCTACGGGGGGGTTAGCGGGCATTCTAGGGGGTGTTTTAGCCCTTACTTACGGCGTCCAAATTGCTTGGCAGATGGGTCTAGCCACTTGAGAACAGGTCCAAGGAACCCAGCCA